ACCCGTTAAACTAATAACATTAACAATAATTGTGTGAGCAGACGCAAGAGCTTGATATTGTACTCTTATTGAATCATCTGTTAAATTGAATGAATCAGTAGCAGGGTTTGAAGAAGTTGTTAGTGCATCAAATGTGATTGTTTGTGCTTCAGTTAAAAAGTTAAACTCGTTTCGGTTTTTATACCACAAGAAAAGTTTAGTAAATCTTTCATCACTTAAAAAAGTACCTAAAAAACCTACTGAATATTTATCAGCAATTGCTTCAAATATCTTTTTAACTCTAACTGCAGGAAACAACTCATTGTAGTGAATATGTCCACTTGTATGATGGATATCATTAGAAGAAGTTGTAGGTATCGTTAACCAACTTGGAGTAATTGTCGTAGGTGCTTGTCCTGTCCAAGTCCATATTCTTTTTGAACTAATTAATGGATATTTTACATCGTAAGTATTCGTAGAGTTTGTTACCCTCGTCTTTACTTCCGTACCTGTATAGGAATGGTTTAAACTTGTGTAATCTAAATTAGAAAGTAAGTCCTCACCAAAGTAATCTAACAACGTTCTGCCTTCTCCGTAAAAACTTAATGAGTAGCTTTCTGCTTTTCCGTTTTTTAGTTGTGCTTTGTCAATCTGAATTTTACCACGTCTAAAGAAAGTTAAGTCAATTTCTATAAATGCGTTTCTTCTTAGGTTGTGATCTAATGTTGAATCTACATCACTCTGGTAAAAGTGTTGAAAGATAGCATTGTTTATCTCAGAAGCAGGAACGGTAAAGCTCTGTGAAAAGTCCGTGTAAGTCTTTGAAATGTCTGCTACGTTCTGTTGCGTTGATGTTACCTGAATCTGTTCATCGTTGAATAGTTCGAGTCTTTGTCCTTCGATGTATACTTGTACTTTTCTATTCATTACACTACTGAGTTAATTGTGTCGTATGCGTATTCAAAGTCTAGTTGGTAGTTAATCATATGCGTGTTGATGCTTTTGAATAACTCAGTTGATTTCGTGTTTATCTTAACAGGTGATTTGTCTAGTAAGATTCTTTCGCTTAACATTAGTTGTTTAATCACTTCTGAGTAACTTTCGTTTACCCAATCGGTATTTACTTTAATCTGTTCTTTTCCGTTTGTGTTAAACACTTTTCTTTGACCTTCTAAAACATCGTAAGAAGGATAAGTTGCAGGCATTAAATTGTATTCCGTGTTTTCAACGCTGATAGATTTGTTGCTTGCTTTAAAGAACCATTCAGTCTGCCAAGCTCCGTATTTATTTACAAAGTCGCATCTTACAGGCGTGTATTTACATTCTCCTTTAGGTTGAAAAGTTGCAGTCCATACCGTGCTACCTGCGTTGATGATTTCTACTTTGTTTCCTGCACTTAAATACGATGCGAATACTCTAGGATAGTCAAGCACGTTTAAAGCCCCTAAAGACGAAGTATTGGTTGCACCTGAAACTAAGTTAGTGTATTTAATTGTATCTCCTGAGATGTTCTCTATTGTTAAATGTCCGTAGCTTCCTGTTCCGTCTAAATAATAGTTGTAAGTACCTTGGTCTAAGTGAACTCTAAATAAGTTAGGATTTGCTCCGTCCGTATAATTTCCGTACCCTTCGTATGCTCTGTAAGTAAGCGTTGAACCAAACTGAACGAAAGCACCTGTTGTTTTCTTGTAGGTTTTGATTCCTATCCAACACCATTGAGCAGATGGATTCGCAGCACTAGTTGTTGTGATGTTTTGTAATGTGTTATGATTTATAAACTCACGGATGTAAGGTGATAAGTCGTAGTAAGTCGAAGGTGCAGTTGATGAAGGTATTTGCTTACTTAGTGTATAAGCAGGAGAAGCAGGCATTGACGTACTATTTCCGTTCCAAAGAAATATTTGAATTTGTGTAGCAGTTTGTGATGCTTCGTTTATTGTTAGAATATAAGGTGAACGTGCGAAAATTGCCATCTATTTTTTTGTTAAGTATACTGATTCGTTAAATAATTTAATTGCATCCACTCCGAATGCGTCCACTAAATCTTGTGGTAATTTCTTATATGCTTTTTCAAATGGTTTAGTAAAGAACAAACTAGGTTTGATTCCTTTCTTAAATATGTATCTAGACAAAGCAAACTGCAATCCTTTCCTCGTTTGGAACTTTCCGTTTTTTCGTGGTGCTAATCCTTTACGAACAATCCACTTATCAAACGCTTTCGGAGGAGGAGCTTTAGTAGTGTACTTGTACTGGGTATTGTATTTCTTTTCAGTACCTGAAACTCCTTTGTCCTGATAAATCCCGTACTCCTCCATTGAGAACTCCATCTCGAATGAATTAGGATTAGCTTTTACACGAGCTTGAATTGAATCGTAAAGTTTACCTCCGTCTTTTCCTAGCTTACGCAAGTTCTTCTGCGATTCGCTTATGACGTAGTTTTTAAACTTGTCTAATTCTTTCTGAAGTTCACTCTGCTTCATCTTTTGGTTTACTCGCTTCGTTTAAGATGTTTAAAATAGGAACTCCGAATTTCATCGGTAACTCCGCAAGGATTGACTCTAATTGTTTTACTTGTTCTTCGTTTAATGTTAACATACTTTGTGTTTTAGATGATTACTACTCCAATAGCATCAGCAACGTATTCGTTTACTACTGAATTATCAGTCCCCCAAGTTAAGAATTCTTCCTCAGTTAACGTATAGTTCCCTTGACTTAATTGCTTTCCTTCCTCAGTAAGTAATTGCCAATAGGTTGTGCAAGTTGTTGCAGTCGTTTCAAAGTTCAATACAAGTACAGTCATTCGTGTCGCTGTACCTTCGTTAAGTGGATAGACGATAGGTTGTATCGCTACTCCGTTTGTTGTTAAAGTATTGTCCATACTGTTCCGTTATATAAAGCCATTAAGTTAAGTGTTGTATCATATACCATTAGTCCCGCAGTTGGTGTAGCAATGGCGTTCTTTTGTGTTGTTGTCATTCGTGGCGGTAGGAATCCTTTTGTAGTTGACGTAATATGAAATACAGATGAAGCAATTTGCGTTGCACTTCCAACTGATGCCCATCCACCTAAATGTTGTATTGCTACTCCTCCACCATAACCAACTGAACTTTCACTAGTTTGTAAGTAAAAATATCTATCATTGATTAGTGATGCACCAATATAACCAAAGTCCATCGCTTGTTGATTAGTAGCATCATTAGAATTGAGCGAGAATAAAATACGTTCGGCAGTTGATGTTTTAGTAGTTGAAGTAGCTATTGAAAAAGCTCTATTTGTAGAATTTTGATAAATTGACAATGAGCTACTAAATAAAGACGAACTACCATTTATCACTAAACTTGTAGCTATTCTCGCAGTTCCGTTAACGTCAAGCTTGAATCCTGCGTCTGTGGTGTTGTTGATTGAAAAATTTCCACTGAAAAACAAAGTCATTTTTTCAGTAATTCCCGTGTACCATCTATACCCACCACCATTAGTAACTCCCGTTTGAAACCATATATCATACTTAGAACTTCTTAAGCTACTCAATCCCATTCCGAAGAAATTTGTTAATGAGCTATTGAAGCCAAAATTTGCTCCACCACTTATTCCACCCGTGGGGTCTGATGGTGCGTTACCTACGGCAGTAATTAAACCAGAACCAACTGAATTACTTTGTATTCCAACTCCAGAGGTTATTGCTACATAAGAAGTATTAGTGCTACCCGTAACGTGTAATTGATTTGCAGGACTTGCAGTTCCTATCCCCAACCTTCCATTCGTATTATCCCAAAACAAGTTAGCCGATTCTTGCACTACATTTCCCGTACCTTCAAACAATATACGTCCAACAGTACCCGAAGTGATTGCAGTCGTTCCGATTGTGATTCCCGAAGCAATAGCAATATCACCACTTCCTAAAATAGTAGTACCGTTTACCGTCTTTATGTTTGTTCCGCTAACTAACGCATCTTGTTTGGCATTCCAAATTGAAGCAGATGATATTCTATTATCTGCAATCGAAACTCCATTCCAAGTCGCACCTGTAATTGATCCTGCATAGTCAAAAGTATTCGTACTCCAAGAAACATTTGAAGGAGCTTGAAAGTGTGCATCCCAACTTCCTGCAGCAGTAGAATTATCAGTTAACTCTAAAATCATATTACCACCTGATGGAACTGATTTTACTAATGTGTTTGAGTTATTATTTACTGATATTGTTCCACTACTCTGATTATTATTAAAGTTATATATAGCACCTGTAGGAATAGTTGTAGCGTTAGGTAGTTTTATTACCTGTCCTCCACTTCCTGTAACTAAGTAAGAAGGAGTTGATGCGAGTGTAAGTGTTATTAATGTACCTGATGCTACTACGGAAGTAAATCCATCAAATACATTATTAGCACTTAAGTTATTTGCACCTAAGTTAACACTTTGTGTTGCTCCCGTGTATGGAACTCCACCTAATCCACTTAGTGTTTGGTCTCCTGTATTAATTCCACTCGTGTTTCCAATCGTAGTTAGATTAGCATCAGTCACATATCGTTTATTCAGTGAATCCGCAATGTCTGCTGTTGTTGCGTCTGCTCCTGCTGTAACTAATCCTTTTGAATCGTAGGTTACTTTTGTTTTAGTTGCTCCTGTGATTGCAGTATTGCCCGTTACCTTTGCGTTTAAAGCAGTCTGTAAGTCTGTCTGAGAAGATAATGTTCCTGTGATTGCTCCCCACGTAGAAGCAGCAGTTGCTGAAATCTCTACATAAGCTGAACCTGTCCAACGATAAGTCTTGTTCGTGTCCTCTGCTATAAAGATAGTTTTTAAACTACCTGTTGCTGGAAATCCTGCTAGGTTTGCGTAGCTCTTTACTTGTGATGGTATGTTAACGTCTATTGCCATACTAAATTAATTGTTTGATTGCTTAAAGTTGCGAATGTTGATGTAGCTACTTGTGTTCCGTCTATTTGTAGGTTTAAAGTAGTATCAGGTAATGTTAATGTGCTTCCACTTGCTACGCTTGTTGAGTAACTTGCGTTCGTGTTTAAAACGTATGAAGGAGAACAGAAAGGAGCATAGCTATCCGTGTTGCAAATAGTCATATCGTTAGGAACTACAACATCGAATGTCATTGTCCATCCTGCTAGTAAATTCTCGAATCGTTCTGTAAATGGTTCTAAGCTTGGATCTGTTTCAATTACGAATTGTTGATCCCATAAATTCCCGTGAAGCATCTGCTGATAGCATCTGTTTAAAACGTGGTGTTGTGTATTTAATACGTCAAGTTCGTTGTTGTTCTCTTGGAATAAATCAGTTACCTCAGACTTAGAAATATCAACGATATCCATAGCAATTAAAGACACGTTGAACGTTTGTGTGTTATCTGATAAAACAGAACTGTTAACCATTATGTGTGTCAATGGAAAGATAGTCTGTTTGTTTAAATCTACCTGAAAGATATCACCTTGAGTAACCGTATTAACTATCTCGTCATTATCGAAATGTATCTTTAGTTTGTTTAGTATGTCGTAGAATCCTGTCATCGTTTCATATTGCGTTCAAATTGTCTTCTTTCAATATCGTTTTTTTGCTTTTCAAAGACGAGATAGGTAAGACATTTAGTAAGTCTGTAATTGGTAACGTCATCGAACTTTGTAAGTTCTCCTTTAGCGAGAGCATATATTGATTGATACCATCCCCATCGCTTGGCAAATTGAGTTGTTTCTGAAAAGTCGTTGAAAGATTCTTGTTCTTCTTCATCTCCTTCTCCAAATAATTCAGGGTAGCCTGCAATAACTCGTTTCCTAAAGTCCAAAAAAAAACAGAACTTGCTAACACTACATCTAGTGGAGCAAACTTCATTAGTTCTTGAAAGTCTTTGTTTGGTTCGTAAGGCATTATGTCGTATTTATCCTTTCGTGTTTTCACAATCGGACGATACATAACTGCCATTGCTTTGTGATAAGTGTCCCAATTAGTAATATGGTTTTCTAAGTCCACATATTCACCGAAACTTATCTCCTCTAATTCGGGAATAAAGCCAAATTCAATCTCTCCTTCTGCTGCTGATATTTTAAACGTGCGTTGGAAGGTTGGTTTCTCTGAGAATAGTTTAGTAAAGTGTTGTATTAGCTCATTTAAGCTCGTTAGCTTCATTTTAACGACATCTTTGAGGGATATACCACAAAAGATTTCTATCATCTTCTGTGCGACAAATTCCTCATCGTTGGAATCTGCCTGAACTTTTAAGAAGTCCTGATAGTGTTTAAGTGGAATCTCACTTAGGGAAGAAGGTACGTTGATTTCTAACTTCATATTAATTAAACGATTTATTTGTTATTTTGTTGTGCAAGGATTATGTCATACGCTGCAGTAAGCATTTGAAAGTGTCTGCGGATTTGCATTACGTCATCGAATACTATTCTGATTCGTTTTCCTGTACGCTGATAGATGTAGTCTTCTACAACTCTCTGCATCATCGGTAAATCATCTGATGTTGTATTGTCCATAGTTCTTTTTTAAACCTAGTGTTTCCATCTCGTGATATCTTAAAGCATCAATAGCGTGGTTAAAATGATCAATAGGTACGTTCGTTT